CAATCACAAGGTAGGCGTGGAGACAGCATCCTTGCCCACATAAATGCCAGAGAAGCAGCACTGCTAAAAAAGAATGGTGGTGCTGAGACAGTCAACCCTGTTACCGGTTTGCCTGAGTATTTTGTAATTGGTGGCGGTTATGAGTATGGCGCTGATTACGGTAATCAAAATCAAAACCTAGATATTCCACAAGAGGCTTTACCTGATTTCCAAGATTATTATGAGGTTCCTGCTGGCGGTGGAGAGATACCTTTTGATATTCCTATGAATGCGTCTGCGCCTAGAGAATTGCCAATAACAGTTTCTGCTCCATCTGTTTCTGCGCCAGCATTTGATCTTTCACAGATGCCTACTTATGATATGGGTGGCATGAGAGCGGCTCCTGCTCCTGTGTTACAGCCAGAAGTCATTCGTCCAGATTTAACTGTTCCTACACGTACCGCTGCGCCAACGCCAACAACTGAAGAAAAAGGAATGATTGGTCGCGGCATAGATGCCTTAGAAAAATCAACTGGTCTAAAACGTGAAACTTTAGCTCGTCTTGGTCTTGCTGGTCTTGGTACTTTGCAAGGCGTGATGGCTGCTAGAGAGGCATCTGCACAAGGTCGTGAAGCTCGTCGTGAGACTGAAGCTATAGCACAACCTTATGTAGAGCGTGGCCGCCAACTTACAGAGCAAGCAGCCCGTGGTGAACTGACAGCACAGGGTCAGCAGTCTTTACAAGCCTTACGCGCTCGTCTGGCACAAGGTGCGGAAGCTAGGGGTGGTGTGGGTGCTGCACAGGCTGCTGCACAGATAGAGGCTTTCCGTCAGAACCTGCTGCAAAACCAGTTTGACTACGGACAGAAGATTAGCAATATCGGAGATCAGTTAATGCTAGGCGCTATCCGTACAGGCTTGGAGGCAGACCGCTATGCAGCTAATCTTTCAAATACATATTTCACTAATATGGCTAGGATTGCTGCTGGTATTCCTTCTGGAGTGCCAACTGGAACTCAAGGAGCATAACAATGGCTGAACTTGCTACGCTTGGTACACAAATGCCAGCATTGCCGCTGTCTTCTGGATTGCTGTCAAAAGCTACTAGCCCAAAACCAAAAGAGATCACTGCTGGTGAGATGTTTCCTGCTATGCAAGAACGTCGTGGTGAAGAACTAAAACTGCGTCGAGGTATTGCAGACACTGAGGCTCAGATTGCTGGCGCTGAACAAAAGCAAAAGGTTGCTGGATTAGAGCAACAAAAGCAGTTACAACAACAGCAAGCACAAGAGCTGCGCCAGTTGCCGGAACGTGAACAGTTGCGTACTGCGCGTCAAGAATTGGCTAATGCTGCATTTGTTCCTACAAAAGAAACGGCACAAGATATTGCGACAATCTTCAGCCTGACCAGCATTATTGGCATGGCTATAGGCGGTGGTGCTAAGCAGAATGCTTATGCTGCTATGGCTGGAATGAATGGCATGTTGGATGGCTACCAAAAAGGTCGTGCTGATATTTACAAGCGTGAGCGAGATGTGTTTGACAAGAACTTGAAAGCCTTGCAAACAAAGGTACAGACGCTACAGCAAGAACTGACTGAAGCCATTCAGCTTAAACAGCAAGACTTCAAAGCTGGTGAGACTGCTATAGAAATTGCTTTGGCAAAGGCTGGCGCTGATTTGATTGACCTAAAGCGTAAAAAAAGTGGTGATCTACTTGCATTAGATATTGTTGTTCAGCTAGGCAAGGACACAGACAACCTTGTCAAAATGACTAACGATCAGTTTAAGCAAGCAGAAGAACGTCAGTTTAAGCAAAGGCAATTAGATCAGCAGGAGCGTTTGCGCCTTGCTCAAATGGCTCAGACAAAAGCTCTCGCAGAACTAAAAGCTACTCCGGGCGGCTTAAAGATGTCTGCCAAAACGCAAGAAGCATACATGGCAGATAACCAGTTACGTTCTGACATTTCCTCTTTAAAAACTCAGTTACGTGATCCTGAGTTAGTTCAGCAACTTAAACAATATGGTGTTGAGTCATTCTTGTCGGAAGAAGGTGGCAAAGCTATTTCTCAGGTAATGCAACGTCAGATGCCAGAAAAGCTGTCTAAGTTCCTTACGGAAGTTAGAGATATGCGTAACAACTATTACCTGACTATCTCTGGTAAGGCTGTTACTGGTGGCGAGGCATTGCGTAATTATGGTGTTGTTCCGCAGCCGGGCGATTCTCAGCAACAGATGCTGAACAAGCTGGATGGTATGGAGCGTCGCGTTGCTCAGAAAGTAATGATGATGCAGGGTATGTATAACGTGCCAGACATCTCAAGATTTGTTACTCCCGGCGCACCCACAATGCTTAACCCTAACGACAACTATGCGGTTAGTGCTAGTGAACAACCAGCCGCTGCTGGCGCAGGGAAAACAATTGTTAGACAGGGAACAGTACAGTCTGGAGCTAATGCTGGTAAGCGCGTAATTGAATACTCTGATGGCACTAAGGAGTACAAGTAATGGCTGAAGAAAAAGTCCAGTGGGATGAAGATGTCCAGTGGGATCAACCTTCTGCTCCAAGTCAGGAGAAAGGAATACTTGATCGCGCTAAAGATGTTGGTGTAGCCGCTGGATTTGGTGGTATTGCTGGTGCTTTTACACCAGAAATTGCTTATGGTGCTGGTCAGGTACTAGAAAAAGTTCCAGTTAAACCTGTACAGATGGCTGGTCGCGCTATGAAAGCTGCCGCTCCTAGTATGACCGGAGCAAAGCAACGTGCCGTAGGATCATTGGCTGGTGGATTTAGTGGCGCTACTGGCGAGACAGCAGGTCAAGTCGCTGAAATGGCTGGTGCTCCTGCTCCTATAGCTGAGTCAGCAAGGATATTAGGTAGTCTTGCCCCTATAGAAGTATTGACCACTGGTGCTAGAGGCGTGTCTGGTCTTATGCGCTCTTTGTCTCCAACTGCTGCTAACACGCGTATGTTGTTGCGTAGTGTGATGGATGATGTTGGTGCAGCTAATCTTGCTGGCGCTAAGCGCGAAGAAGTCATGCGCCGTATTAACGAGCTACGGCAAGCGCCATTTACCACTGATGCACAGAAGAAGCTGTATGACGTTTTGGCAAGAGATGTGCAGACTATGACGGGTGTGGCAGCGCAGGAAGCACAGGCATTACAGCAAGCAGGAACCCGTGAAGGTTTGGAAGCTCAGCGTCGTGCCAAAGGTTTTGCTGGATTGGGAGGTGAAGTTGCAGAAACTAAAACAGCAATCGTACAAGGCGCTAAAGATGCGCTGCGTAATCTTGGGGATGCTACCCGTGAACTATCTGATGTTGGTCGTACTCTAAGAGACAGGATTGTTTCTAGATTTGATGAGCAAGCTTTGGCTAGATCGGAAGCTTACCAGCAGCAAAAAGCCATTCGTGATGCAGAAGTGCAGAAGAAAGAAGGTTCTGGTGTTCTAGTCAATTCGTTGCCAGAGTTTAAGGCAATGATTGATGATCTGCGTAGCAAACTATTAATTGGCAAGGAAGCCAGACAGCAGGTTACTGCGCCTGTAACAGAGAAAGGTTTGCTTAATGCTTACAACAACATCTACGAGGCCGTAAGTGGTCGCAGGGTGATGGCTGGTGTAAACGAGCAAGGAAATCCTGTTTACAAAACCTATCCAACATCGTTTGAGGCTTTGGATGCTGTGCGCCGTAAGCTTGGAGACATTGCTTTTGGTAAAGAGGTTGCTGGCTATGAAGGTTTAACGCGAGAAGTGGCGCAGAAATACTATGCAAAACTTAGCGAGATTCAGTCTAAGTATGCTGGCCCGGCACAAGATACATTGCAAAAAGATTACGAGATTGCATCTCGGCTCTTGGAGAAGTTTCAAGCGAAGGGTGGCGCTAAAGCTACGGCAATGGATCGGATAGATGCTACTAAGTTCAAGACAGATGAGAAGTCTTTGCCTAATGTATTCTTTAATAGCAAGCAGTCTGTTGCCGACACAATAGAACTGGTGGGTGATGCTGCACTGGTGGAGCGTGAGGCTGCTGACTACGTGGCTAAGAACTTGGCTGGTAAGAATGCAGCGGCTGCTAAGAACTGGATTACCAGTAAGCAGAACTCGGATTGGCTAAGCGCCCTGCCTAATGTGCGTAAGACAGCAGAAAGCTATGTTGCCAACCTTGAGCGTGCTGAAGCTAGGGCAGTGGGCGCTGGCAAGGTAGAAAAGCGATTAGGAGCACAGGAAAAGCTGGCTGGTCGTGAAGCAGAAAAAGCACCTGAGATTGGCGCTAGGGAAGCCGGGAAGGTTACTCAACAAGCACAAACAGAGGCGGCAAGAATTCTCGGTACTGCTGAACCTGCTGCCCGTGTCAAAGAAATCATCATGTCTGGTGATAGAACGCTGTGGGATAGGATAGCTCCTGCCATTGCTAGTGCTCCTAAAGGGCGGGAAATACTTGGTGAGTCTGTCCGGCAAGCATTGGCTGACAGGGCAACACAGGGCATATTTGGAACCATGCGTTTCTATGAGGAAAGCTTAAAAGATTCCTTATTACGTACAGGATTAATCGGTCAGAGGGAAGCGGATCAGATTAGCCGCCAGCTACAAGAAATTGCCAGCGTATCAATATCTGAACCACAAAAGTTGACGTTTATGGGTAGATTAATCAAAAATGCAATTGTTGGTTATGCCGTTCCTAGTGCTGGAACTGCGGCTGTCAACAGTTTGGGGGATGTAATCAACCAGCGTGGGCAAATTAACTCTGCTGCGCCTAACTTGGGAGCAAGATGATGATGTACGGTAAAGACTATTCCAAAGATGAAATGCGGAAGATGGAAGAAGATACTCGTCGTGCTGGCGAGAATGAGGTGCGTGGCTCTGCTGAAGCTCAGAAGGCACTAGGACGTACTCTGAAGCCTTCCATGCCGCAGCGTATGGGTAACCGCAAGATGAAGCGCTAGGAGGCTGCTATGCCGATGGTAAAAGGATATAGCCAGAAGTCTATGAGCAAGAACATCTCCCGTGAGATGAAACGTGGCAAGCCTCAGAAACAGGCTGTAGCCATTGCTTATAGTGTTGCAAGAAAGGCAAAGAAGGAATCTAGGGGTCGTATGCGATGAGTCGGAAAAAGGATAAGGGGATAAATCCGGCGCTAGAGGAAGCTATTTCGCAGATGCTAACTGCGGTGATGAACGATTCTACTGCGTCTATTACTGACAAGACAAAGGTTCTTGATCGTGCTTTGAAGCTGGAAGCGATAAAGCTAAAGATTGCCGATGATGAATGGGGTAGTGGGTTTGCAACTGATGAGGATGAATAGTATTATCTGAGTACCATTGTTATAAGGGGATACTCATGGATGCTACATCTATTATCAGAATTGCACTTAACGTACTTGCTGGCAGGTTGTTGGTCTTTTTGGCTTTGGGCATGGTTTGCGGGATGACATCGTGGGCGATGTGGGGGCCACAGTGGGAGAGGTTAGCTGCGCTAGGCATCTTTTCCATTTTTACCTATTTGGTTTTGCGTAGAGACAGGAGCGTTAATGATGAAAAAGGATCAAATGAATAACCAGCAGTCCGGTATTGCAATGCGTCCTCAGTTGCCTACTGACGCTACTGCTGGCGGCAATCCATACTACAAGTCTGGTATGCCACCCAAAGGCGGCTTTACTTCTATGTGGTGTTTCAGCGGTTCTAGTGACCGCAAGAACAGCCCTACTGATATGGTGAAAGGCCAGAAAAAGGTTTACTGATGGCTAATAATATTCCGTTTCAGCCTATGGGTAATTGCGTGGTCGCTACGGCTGCCACTGCAAACAGTCAGGGAAATGTTGTTACCATCTCTGCCGTTAGTCCGGTCAATCAATATTTTGTCTCTAACCCTGATAAAAATGATCCGGTCTTTGTTGCTTATGGCGAGACATCCAATATCACTGCAAGCATTCCAGACGAAAATAGCGCTGCTGTTGTAGCTATTCCTCCGTACAGTTCTCGAACATTTACAGGGCCGCAGGTAAGTTCTACAAAGACTGTGTACGTTCGCATCATTGCGCCCCACAATAATGCTAAGTTGTACATTACTCCGGGAGAAGGAATGTAAGTATGGACGCTGAACTACAAAAGATAAAGCTAGATGCAGAGGTTGAACTTGCCAAGCTGGAAGCTACATCTCCGGCGAAAGAGGTGGCTGGTAAGGCTATCGGGAAGTTTGGTCTTGCGTCTATTGTAACTATTGTAGTGATCGGAGTCGTTGCTAGTCTGTGGTTGGAAGAAAGCAAGATGGCTGCGGTTATGGGGCTTCTAGGCGCTTCACTTACTGCACTTATCTCAATGTTAAACAGCATCGCCGGAGCTACTCCCAAACAGGATAAGCCTGAGTTTGAGGTCATGAAGCAACTCATTGACAAGTTAGACAAGCTGGATCGTAAAGAACCATCTATGCAGGTAGATGTTGAAGATGGGAAAGTTACTGTCAAACGTGGTGATGACAAAGTTGTTGCGGAGAGTAAATAATGCTGCCACTACTTGCTCCTATCCTTGCTCAGCTTGCCGGTGCTGGTATGCAGAAGGTAGCTGACGCTGTGATGGATAAAGGCTTAGACGTTGTAGAAGCTAAGCTAGGCGTAAAACTGACCCCTAACGAGGATGGCATTCTTGATCCTGCCAAACTTGCTGAAGTAGAAACTGCTGCTATGAAACATGCGGAGTTCATGGCAGAGCTAGACCAGAAAGACAGGGAATCAGCTAGAGCTGCCAGACTTGCCATCGTGACCAACAAGGATGTTCCGTGGTGGGAAAAGGCTGTGATGCCTTTCCTAGCGGTGTTTACGGTGGTAGCTACCTTTGCCCTTGTGGGCATCCTTTGTTTCGTTGAGATTGCTGATTCGCAAGAACGTATTGTGATCTTTGTTCTAGGCTTTGTAACAGCGGTGGCAGGTCAGGTGTTGAGTTTTTACTTTGGCTCATCACAAGGCTCTAAGGACAAGACTGAAGCATTAAAGAAATGAAACTGTCAGAGCATTTCACGCTAGAAGAACTGACTGTTAGCGAAACAGCAGCTCGAAAAGGCTTGGACAATATTCCTGACAATGATGCCTTGTTTGATCTAAAGCGGCTGGCTGCATTCCTTGAGAGCATCCGAGATACTGTTGATAAGCCTATCAAGATTAACTCTGCTTATCGCGCACCAGAGGTTAATGCCAGTGTGGGTGGAAGCAAGACTAGCCAGCACTGCAAAGGACAAGCGGCAGATATTCGGGTGACGGGCATGACCCCGGATCAGGTAGTGCAATCCATCATTGCTGCCAAGCTACCATTCGATCAAGTAATCAGAGAGTTTGATAGTTGGACGCATGTGAGTATTGCGCCCAAAGACAAACCGCCTCGCAAGATGGCGTTGATTATCGACAAGAAAGGAACCCGTCCTTATGCCCCAAAAAAATCCTAGTTTGTCGATAGGCAGAGGTGAGAAGCTGCCAGCAAGTAAAGGCGCTGGTCTGACTGCTAAAGGCAGGGCTAAGTACAATCGTGCCACTGGTAGCAATCTCAAGGCTCCTGTTACTACGAGCAAGCCTAGCAAGTCTGAGGCTGCGCGTCGCAGGTCTTTCTGTGCGCGTATGGCTCCTATTGCTAAATCCAGCCCTAAAGGAAGTAGAGCTAGAGCATCTATGCGGAGATGGAAATGCCGATGAAACCCGGACTATACGCAAACATTGCTGCGAAACGTCAGCGTATCAAAGCTGGTAGTGGAGAGAGAATGAGGAAGCCGGGGAGCAAAGGCGCTCCCACGGCACAGGCTTTTATTCGCTCCGCGAAAACAGCCAAAAGAGAAAAGCGCCGATAAGCCCTGCGGTAATACCAGAACCTACCAGCAACCCACCAACAAAGGTAATGATGGAAAATGTCTCCATCGTTATTTCTTTGCTAGTAGTTCTTCTATCTCTGCCACTGACATGTCTGTCTTCTTGTGAATGACGAGAATGTGCAGTGCGCCCATCTTCTTCCTGCGGTGACGATACTTGCTGATGTCAGGCTTACTGATCTTTCCTTCAAGGAACTCATGTAGCCTTGCATCATTCTTGAGTTGATACTTTTCTATCAAGTGATCAAACAACGAAAAGCTTGGTCGGTAATCTGCTCTACTCATTATTTTCCCCTTATGGTGCTGGCAGTAACTTGCCATCAAATGCGTAGGTTCCGATATGTGTAAGCCCCGCCCACGGTGCTGCCCATATCTCCCCGCCGTTATCACGCCATGTCTTGCAGAAGTGATAATCCTCAGATAGAAGCCGCTTTGTCTCCGGCTCTATGCTTTCCGTAAAGAACTGGCTGATTTGTTCTGCCCCCATATTGCCAGCCAGATCAAGTACATCATTGTTGTACCACGGCACTAGCGGCTTTAGCTTCTCAAACACTTCTCGCTTGATAAGCATGAAGCCAGTACCGCCGTTCCATATCTCTACAGGCTTATCTACCGGCACAGTGGCAGAACCTTCGTAGCCTTTAAGGTTGACCACAAAGGAACCCGTAAAGTATTTGAGATGCTCTACAGGAACACCAGCCTCTACGGCGTTCTTGATGCTTTGCCAGTTGATTTCCTTTTTAGGATAGATGCCACAGATGACATCCTTGTCTTCCTCTATCATCTTCAGGACATCTGGTGCATGGAAAGATATGTCTGCGTCTATAAACAAAAGATGAGTGCAGTCAGTCTTCAGAAAGCCATGTGCTAACGCATTCCTGCCACGTGTAATCAGGCTCTCGTTAAACATGAAAGACATCATGCTCTCTATATTTGCTTCTTTAAGTACGTTGTTTAGTTGCAGCAATGACTGTAGGTAGAACCCAAAACACTGTCCACCATACATAGGTGTGCTGATAAATATCTTTGTCATTTATTCATCCTGTAAAACCATTTGTTTGCTCTGCGCTCACAGTTAATGCTGTAACCGTTAGCTCTGAGTTCGGAGATGATGCTGTTGACTGCACACACTCCTGCCTTGTGGATAATATCTAGGGTTGTGTATTCTCCTCCCCGCCCCAAAAGATTTGCTACTTTCTGAAGACGTTCTGATCTGTCAATATCTGCTGCGTTCATATCTCCCCTTTCGTCAAAATTCCCCATGCTGTTGCCGCGCATAATGGAACTTGTCCGTTACCAATGGCTTTAAGTCTGTCCACCCTAGCGGCCACCCCATCAGCCACTCGACCCACGCTGGGTTCAACGCTCCAGAAGTCGGATCGACCGATTGACTTAACATAATTTGTTTTCCAATTGCAACCCTCCTTTGAACTGAAGGATTGCTCATATTCCCCCGATTTCTGCTGTCTGATGCTTGTGGTGTCGGCCAAGCTTTTATTTTCCCTTGCGCTTTCCTTATATCTTTCCCCGCTACTGTTGAAGCTTCCTCTAAACTTATTTCCCCATTTAACCAAGCTTTCCTCATAATTCTTATCGTTCCCTCGCAGGGCATCATTGATGCTGTTGGTGTAGGCCATATTTTTTGCGACAATCCAAATTCTATCCCTTTGATGCTTTGCTCCAACGTCTGCTGCTCCCAACACTCCCCATCGCGCATTAAACCCCATCGAGGCCAAGTCTCCAAGTACGGTTCCAAGCCCCCTAGAAGTGAGCATTGGTGAGTTTTCCACGAACGCGAATCTAGGTCGTACTTCGTGAATGATCCTCGCCATTTCTCGCCACATTCCGGATCGTTCTCCGTCAATTCCTGCCCCCTTTCCTGCCGAACTAATGTCCTGGCATGGAAAGCCACCACTGATGACATCAACAAGTCCTCGCCAGGGATGTCCGTCAAAGGTTTGAACGTCATCCCAAATCGGGAAAGGCGGGAGAAAACCGTCATTTTGTCTGGCGCACAATACGCTAGCTGCGTATGGCTCCCATTCAACGGCACAGACGGTTCTCCATCCGAGAAGTTTGCCTCCGAGTATTCCTCCACCAGCGCCTGCGAAAAGAGCCAACTCATTCAAGAAATATCCTCCACTCTAATGACGTAACGGCCTTTCACGTTCTTGCGAGATTTCCAATAAGGATTGTTCTTCCCCCATTGATAAGTCCCATGAAGTTTTCTATCGGCCACATTGTTTGATGGCGTATCCCATCTAAGATTTTCAAGCCTGTTGTCTTCTGGTTTTCCGTTGTTGTGGCAAGCTTGCATACCATCTGGCCTTGGCTCAACAAAAGATTCTAAAACCAAAACATGAACAAAACGCAACTTCCCACCAATCTTTACACGCCAATATCCATCACCGTTTTTTCTGGGATTCAACATCCTTTCCGGCAAATGTCTATCTCCATAACGAGCGTGGTGCGCTATATGATTGATACGTTTAATCCTGCCCATGTCAGAAACTTCATAGTTAGGAAAACCGTATACAGGAACCCAAATTTCCATAATTGCTCCTAAGAGATGTCTTCAATACGCATGACATATTTTCCCTTAGAATTCTTTCTGTGTCCATGTACTTCAATACGAATACCGGCTTCTCTAACCTTTGCCACCGTATCTGAGTCGGTAATCTTCTTTATGCGGTCAGCAACAGCAGAGGCCGTTACCTGTACTGCTAGAACCTCGTCCTTTCTTATAGCTAGGATGTCGCACCACCCCCACAAGTCCTTTCTCTGCCGGGTAAAAGAGTTCCACTTTTCCACCACCTCACAGTGATAGCCAAGCTCTCGCAGATATTCAAGACTGCGCTGTGTGGGTGAGCGACTAGCTGCCATCAGAAGGGTATTTCTTCGTCTTTAAACGGGCTGTATTCCCTAACTGTGCTGCCCTCTGTAGGCTTCTTGTAGTTAGGGTCAGGCTGGAAGTTATCTTGTGCTAGTGAGATAAGCTCCCCTACCTGTGTAGCTTTACGCCATCCTGCCAGCTTTACCCATTCACCTTGTTTAATGTCACGATCAGCCATGAACCCACCTTTTAGGTGCGGCTGTGCATCTGTCTTACGTTTATCGTTGACAAAAAGCACTCCTTTGCCGGGTCGTTGTTCGTGGTTCTTCATATTGCCTCCAATGAATTAGCCGCTGCCATTACCTTCATCTTGGTTGGTGCATCAAGCTTGTCGATTACTTCTCCATTTGCTTCTTTCAACATCTTTAACTTCTCACGCTTTACTTCGTCGGAAAGCTTCTGGCTTGCCTTTATCTTATAAACCATGTCATGAAATGAAATCTCCCAATCTGCTAAATCCGTGGATTCGCTGAACGGATGATCTATTCCGGGAACGTAGAGCGGCAAAAAAGCTTCACCTTCTTTTCTTTCCGCAGACTTCTTTACTTCCTCGACAACAACGTCTGCTTTCCCCATATCAATTTCCTGCGTTGGTTTTGCCGGTTCCATATCCTGAACTTCCTCTGGCGTGTAAACACCGGCGACGCAGCCGGGATATACGGATCGGATACCTTCTGAGATGCAGCGCGCTCTGAGCATAGCGCGAGGATACTTGTGCCATCCACTACCCGGTTTAACCAGCCCGATATTCTTCCCCATCTCGATAGTCCAAGTGATAGCCAAAGACCCACCAGCGGGGTGACTAAACACGCCAGTAACTCGCTCATCTGTGTACTCCTTCCACTCCACCTTGCCACCTGCTTGCTGGAACCTAGCCATCATTGCGTCTGCTTTTAATGCAGGTCTGCCCTGTATGACATGGTAGTCACGCGCAGCGATAGCGGGATGACTTCCTTCTGCCTGTGCGACTAGCATCAATGCCATAGCCTCGTCTGCTGTCTTGACTCCGAACAATCCCGACTTGGCTACTGCCACTGCCATCGTCTGAATATCTGATACTGGTATTAAGTTACTCATTTCTCATCTCCATAGGGATTCTGGTTTTGCTTCGATAACAACGCCTTCTTCATCTGGATCACCACCAACGCTTAAAACATAGTTTCTTTTACCGTTTATGGTAATCAGCAAAGGCGCATCAGGGTTGCAGAATTCTTCTTTGTCTTCTGCTTCTTCATACTTTTCAATCATAGATTTAAGTGCTTCAAATACATGCCTTGCGGATTGATTAAGTAACATATCGTTATCTCTTTCATTTAAGTAGGAAGCGTCTAACACCCGTCGTTTCAACCACAAACTTCTGGTAAACATCCGGCATGGCTTTTTGGAATAGCTTGGCATCGAACTTAGACCCCGGTTTATCGTTCTTCCAGCTTATGAGGGTATGACCATCCACCGTCAACAATGCTGGCGCAGTGCCCATATACTTGCGTAGCTCTAGCTCTACCTTCTCTGCCTCACCTTCAAGGTGCTTAATCCTAGTTTTGTACTCTTTAAGCACCGCTACGGCCTTCTCTGCTGCCTGTGTAGCCACAATTGCGTCAATATCAGCAACCGGGTAAACGATCTTTGCAGCCTCAATACTGTCTGGTTCTGGCGCAACACCTGACTGCACCATGCCCCAATACTTAGCCATTGTCTGCACAAGCTCGTCTTTTTGTTCAGGCGCAATGGTGAAATGATATGTCCGAAACTTCTGACCACCGAACAGAACAGCAAGGTATATGTTATCTACGTTAAAACACGCTGCTTCATGTAGTAACTGCACGAAGTCTGCTGGCGGTATGACGTTCCCATCTTCATCAAAGCTCTTAATGCTGGCAGCGTTATAGTTCTTGCACTCTACTAACGTCTTGCCATCAGCAGAGATATAGTCTCCGTGGGATTTCAACCATCCTTCTGTTTTGTGCTGGCCTATCCAATCACAATCTTTGAGTTCAATCCTGTGCTTGTCTTGGAATAGACGGGCGATGGTTGGCTCCATTACCTTACCCATCTGCACTTCTTCAATATCAGACAGATCAGGCGGCTCCATCTTCCCCTGCTTAATCAGGATGGCTTGCGCTGCTCTGCCATTAACAGCCATGCGTGAGTCGCTAGACCACCATGCTGCGTTACGTACTTCTGGTTCGAAATCTTGTTGATTAGGACTTGTCATTGTTCTTCTCCTTTAACTTGGCTTCGATGGCGCGAGCAAGATATTCAGTAGTTACAATACCCATAGTTACGCTTTTAATGTTGTATACAATCTTTTCAATTTCCTCATCCGTCAGCCCCTGCCATTCGCGCTGTGGTGGGGCGGTGTAGAGTGGCGCTCCATTTTTCGCTGGCTGTTGCCTACTTACCCAGAAGTCATGCCCTTCTCGTTGTATGTCGTATTTATCTGCCCACGCCACCGGCTCCGGTTCAGGCTGCGCTAGTGCTACGCGTAGGGCTTCTATTGCATGAGCGCTGCGATAAAAAGCTGTTGGGTCGTTAATATCAATGGGCTTGCTTTCTTGTAGTGCTTGCAGCGCCATCTGCGCCGCTTCTCTCACTGTTGTCATTGCAAGAACTCCCGATACTTGTTAGGTTGCAGGATATGGTCGGCAATCTCTTGTCTGTCCACCCCAGTTAGATCGACTATAGACAGCAGCAGGATGAGAGATGCTGCGCCCCACCCTGCTATGTCTTCCCCGAACTCGTCTTCTAGTACGCCTGTAAGACGCTCTATGACACGTTCCATGTCCTGCTGATTAAAGGGTAGGTGCGTCACGCATGATCTCCTCTAGCTCTGCTAAGCGTTGTAGGCGGTCTTTATGCGCGTCCTCGTCAAGCATGAAGTATTGGCCTTTATTGCCGCATCCTAGCTGAGACATAGAGGTACGTTCGGAGATGCAGAGTGGATAGGTTTCGTGCCCATGCACAGGGTCTATAACGGTTCTGACGGGGTTTA